CAAATATATGCGAACTTAGAGACAGGATTAATCATATAACCAGCTGCGTGGAGTTGTGAACACTTTAAAACTCTCACTAATTGCTTATCATGTATATTTTTGTTTAGTTCTTCTTTGGCTAGCTTTAGCTTTACGTCTGCTAAATCTTGACAGGTCTTATTATTAACTCCTAAAGGAACCATAAAAGACATCTGAAACCCCCAACCTTCATTGATACTATAAGTTTCACTTTCAGTATTCTCTGCATCATTACCTGTATAAAAAGGTGTAAATGATATTGTTGGTTGACTACATACTAAATTTCCAAACTGCTGCTTACCTGTCATTCCATTATTAATATTCATATTCTGATTGATAATACTTGAATTACCAATCGCATTAGGTTGAGCCTGTACGTTTGTATCGCCTTCGGCTTTTGCTTTACTGACTAAAGACAGACAAAGAAGTGATAACGCTAGTAGTCGTAATCGCATCATTCTGTGTGATTTGTTCTATTTTATCCCCTGCTGATCTTGTGGTTACTTGTAATGACCAATCAGCAGTAGCAGTATTGGGAGTGAAGATTGCATCTGAATGTGTTATACCACCAGATGAAGCACTTGTAACAGCAATGTTTGAAGCTTCCCAACTCGTTAAAGCTGATCCATATTTCTCAGTAACTATACTTCGAGTAATAGTTTGAGTAGTATTCTCAGTTCTATTGCTAGAGCCTGTTGACCAAGTTGGTACTCCGTTTGCATAACATGGTGCAGCTATAAACAAACTTAGTAAGAGTAGCTTTTTCATTTGATGCCTACATTAGTGTCTTTGTTATCTACTATCTTAGCAGCGTTATTAGGTTTCTTTTTGTTCACACTGATACCATAAGAACCTAAGACCCCAGAGGTCAAACCTGCTAAAAAAGCTCCATCGTTACGGATTTTATCCATATATCCGAGAGTCATCATCGCAAGCGACCAGCAAAGAATCATAAATCGGACAGCATGACCAAAAAGTGCAGCCCAATCCGTACCTTCTTTTTCTTCTTGTTCTTCCATATAAAGAAAACTGCCTTAATGTGTGAGGAGTAAGCGGTTGACCACTGCTTATTTAGGCAGCTATGTGCCAAACTTAGCAAATATTGGTATGTTGTAAAGTATTAGTACTTTAAGGTATGTTAAAAATTCTAAAACCTTTGCTTTTGCAGTTCTTTTCTACAACTGCTGTGAAACGCCTAGTGGTAGATTTGCTTCGTGCAATCTGCAAGCAGACCTCGAATACTCTTGATGACAAAGCCGTTGATATGTTGGAGCAGCAGTTGTTTCCTAAAATGAACTGACATGAACAGTCAAGAGTTCTTTAAAATACTTATTGGTGAACCACCTCTTGAAGTTGAGTTGGAAATAGAAATGAAATGTAGAGAAGTGGAAGAACTACCAGAAAGTATTATGAAAGCATATTGTTTTGCTTTAGTAAAAGAGAACAAAATGCAAAATTTACTTATTATGGCAGCAATGCAACGTATCACTGACACAGAACTTAAGTTATTAAGAACTGAAATGGCTCTTCATCATTACAAAAATAATTTAAAACCAAAAAAGAAAAGTTTACTCAACAGAATCAAGACTATGTTGGGCGTGTTCAGATGATCTATTATCTTCCCACAACACTTTGTAGTAATACATTTTAGTACCCACTGAATTTTTTCTTTCTATAGTTTCAGTAATATTGCCATATTTTTTTTTATATGTATTAGCTATCACAGAATAGTTTTTTCTAGATACACGATCATTGATCTGGAATCTTTGTCCGATTAGTTTATTAGGCATAATTTTCTAAAACAAGGTATATTAGTTTCAAAACCAATTCTAATTATGGGAAAAGAAAAAAAGTTAGAATTATTAGAAAATCTTCAAACTGTTCTTATACAAGAATTATTAGGAAGAATAAAATGTGGTGAAGCAAAACCAGGTGATCTTAACGTAGCAAGACAACTGTTAAAAGATAATGGTATTGAATGTATTCCAACAGAAAAGAATCCTATGGAAGACTTGATGTCAAACTTACCAGATTTAGATATAATTCCTGTACTTGAAAGATAGCTTATGAAAATTTTAGATACCTTTGCAGGTATCGGTGGTTTTTCCTACGCTGCTGAAAAACTTATAGGTGGTTTTAAAACAACTCAGTTTATAGAAATTGACCCTTTCTGTCAAAAAGTCCTCAAAAAACACTGGCCACACGTTCCTATCCATGACGACATCAGAACCTTTACAGCAAAACCTTTTCAATATCAAGTCATTACAGGAGGATTTCCCTGTCAAGACATATCAGTTGCAGGTCTTCAAAAAGGCATTACCGAAGAAACAAGATCAGGACTCTTCTTTGAACTCATGCGAGTCATACGCATGGTACGACCACAATACGTTGTCTTGGAGAACGTGGCAGCGATCCTTAATAGAGGGTTGGACATTGTTCTCAGGGAGCTTTCCGAAGCAGGGTATGATGCAGAATGGTCAGTTATACCAGCAAGTTCTTTGGGAGCCTGTCACCAAAGAAACAGGTGGTGGCTCGTTGCCTACCCCAATAGCAAGCAAAGCAGTAGAACAGAGAGTGAAATTCAAACAGGGAGGAACACCACTCTTAGCAGCTTTACTTCCAACCCCAACAACAATGGATCACCTTCCGCAGAGAAGTGTGAACTCAATGGTGAAACAAGTGACACAACACAGGAAGGGCAGAACCAATCTTGCCAATCTGAGAGAAGCAGTGAACCCTCAAGCAGTAGAGCTATTCAATCATCTACAAAGTTTACCAACTCCTACAGCAAGGGAATGGAAAGACGGAAGTTCACAATCAACGAAGAAATGCAAAAAACAGGATTCACTTGGCAGAGCAATACACCACACCTATCCCCAGAATGGCGAAAGTATGTATCTAAATCCGTGCTTTGTCGAGGAGATGATGGGCTACGAGGTCGGGTGGACAGACTTAGATCATTAGGCAATAGTGTTGTACCTCAATGTGCAGCTATTCCTTTACAGAGGGTAAAAGATCTTTATGCAACCACTTCCTGAGAAACTACAAGATTTTAGATACTTTCTAATAATTACCTGGCGTCATCTTAACCTGCCTGACCCCACACCAGTTCAATTGGACATAGCCGAGTATTTACAACATGGCCCTCGTAGAAAGATCATACAAGCCTTTAGAGGGGTGGGTAAGAGTTGGATTACATCTACCTATGTCGTATGGAAACTACGGATGAATCCACAATTAAAGTTTCTTGTTGTATCTGCAAGTAAGGACAGAGCAGATAACTTCTCTACTTTCACCATGAGATTGATCAATGAGATGCCTGTACTTGCTCCATTACGACCAGATGACTCTCAAAGAAACAGTAAGATAAGTTTTGATGTTGGACCTGCACACGCTGACCACGCACCTTCAGTAAAGTCACAGGGCGTTCTGGGACAGATGGCAGGTAGTAGAGCAGATGAAGTAATAGCAGATGACGTGGAAGTACCCAATAACAGTTTTACTCAACCGATGAGAGACAAGTTAAGTGAAGCTGTAAAAGAATTTGATGCCATCCTAAAACCAAACGGTAAAATTACCTTTCTCGGTACACCACAAACAGAACAATCTTTATATCTAACACTTGAAGAACGTGGATATACGACCCGTATATGGACTGCACGTTATCCAGAACTAAAAAACAACTATGGAGATAGATTAGCTCCTAAGTTAGCTCAGAGGCTTGCAGAAGAGCTTGTAAAGCCTAAAGATCCTGTTGACCCAGAAAGATTCAGTTCAATAGATCTGATGGAACGAGAGGCTTCCTATGGTCGTTCTGGGTTCTCTTTACAGTTTATGCTAGACACTAGCCTATCAGACCAGGATAGATACCCTCTAAAATTATCAGACCTTATCATCAGCAGTGTTAATCCTGATCATGCACCAGAAAAGGTCATATGGTCTTCTTCTCCCGAATACGTCATCAAAGAATTACCCTGTGTAGGGTTTAATGGTGATCATTTCTATCGCCCTGCACAACAATTTGGCGACTGGATTGAATATACAGGCTCTGTTATGTTCGTAGACCCCTCTGGAAAGGGTCGTGATGCCACTGGTTACGCTGTTGTGAAGATGCTTAATGGAAATCTATACGTTCCCGATGCAGGAGGTCTTAACGGTGGTTACAGTGATGCAGTATTAACAACCTTATCCAAGATAGCCAAGACTAATAAAGTAAATACAATCCTTGTAGAATCCAATATGGGTGGTGGTATGTTTGCAGAACTGATGAAACCTTTCCTCATGCGGTATCATCCCTGTGAAGTGAAAGACGTCAGAAACAATAAAACCAAAGAACTACGCATAATAGATACCTTAGAACCTGTAATGAACTCTCATAGGCTCATAATAGACCGTAAGGT